GATGGTCAACTGACTGATTAACAGACAAGGCGGGGAAACCCGCCGTTTTTTGGAGGCATCAATGATTTATTTTTTGTGGTTGTTTATGTTTGGCGTATTAGGCGCGATTTGTTTCGTACTGACAGCTTTTTTTTCTGGGACGCAAACTCAACAAACATGCGTTTTATTGATGGTCTTGTTGCTGGTAGTTGGCTGGATGACTGCCGAATTCATTGACGAAGTGGAGAGCAAAAAAAAATGTTGATCGAAGCAAAGACAACCATTTACTCACTCAAACTTGACGTGACAGAAGCGTTGCCGCCTGGGATGGTCGAAACAAAACTGATATTTCAGCGACCAGGCCAGCCAGATGAAATCGTCATTGAAAAGGTCAGTCACGTTTCTGCGGTCAAGCAAATGATGGACGGCATTTTCAAGGAACTGTATCTGGCCACTCAAACAAAAACCAATTAACAAAACAATCCACAGAAAATGAAAGAACTCATAAAAATCACCAGCCGGTTGCAATGGTTGGCCGAGCGCGCAAAAGACATAACTTCAACGGAAGTGTCCGCTCTTTTCGGACTGTCGCCCTATATGACAGAGTTTGAGCTGTACCATCAAAAGCGCGACAAGGTAATCGTCACGATTCAGGAAAACGAACGTTTAAAGTGGGGCCAGCGGCTGGAGTCAGCAATCGCTTACGGTGCGGCTGAGGACATGGGCTGGAAGATTGCCAAGATGGATGTTTATATCCGCGATCAAAAGGCCCGCATGGGATCAAGCTTTGACTTCGAGATCCTAAGCTCAAGCGACGGCCCCGGCATCTTGGAAGTTAAAAACGTGGATCGCCTGGCATACCGACAAAACTGGCTGGATGATGGCCAAGGGAACATTGAAGCCCCGGAACATATCGAGTTGCAATGCCAGCATCAAATGGCCGTGACAGGCCGCTCTTGGTGCGCTCTGGTTGCCCTGGTTGGCGGAAACGAGCAAAAGATAGTCCTGCGGAATCGGGACGATGCAATCGGTGCGAAGTTGCGAGACAAGGTTATCGCGTTTTGGGATCGCCTGCAAACTGGGCAGGCACCAGCGCCTGATTACGAGCGAGATGCTGAGTACATCATTAAACGCAGCCGGGCAAATGACGGCGAGGAAATGCAGGCCGATGAAGGTCTTGGTCAGTTGATTCGGCTTTATCAATTCGCGGCACGTGAGTGCTTAGACCTCGAAAAGATCAAGGATAAGCGCAAGGCAGAAATCATTGATCGAATCGGCACCGCAAGCCGGGTTTTTACCAAATTCGGCACATTGGCATGTGGGCAAGTGCAAGATGCACCCGCGGTCGTTATCACGCCCGAAATGGTCGGGCAAACAATCAGCGGCCGGAAAGGTTATCGGTCGTTTCGTTTCAACAGCAAGAAAGGTCAGTAATCATGGAAATCAAGATTCAAAAAAACGTGCCGATTCCCGGCAAGGCAAAGAAAACAAGCAAATATCCGTTGGAGAAAATGGCTGTTGGCGATTCGTTTGCCGCACCCGTAAAACCGGCAGGTCTTTACGTAGCAGCTCGCAAGTGGGCAAAGGATAACAACGGGGAGGCCCGCTTTGTAGTGCGCGCCGACGGCGAAGGGTCACGCTGCTGGAGGGTTAAATAATGTCAAACGAAATCACGGCAATTGACAGCATGCGCAGCACGCTTAAGGCAATGACTGTTGAATTTCAGGCTGCCTTGCCGCCGCAGATTCCGGTGGAAAAGTTTATCCGCACCACCATGACGGCAATCCAGATGCAGCCGGGGTTGCTGAATGCCGACAAACGCAGCCTGTTGGCCAGCACCATGAAGGCGGCACAAGACGGTTTGCTGTGTGACGGGCGCGAGGCTGCTTTGGTTGTGTATCGCACCAAGGAAGGCCCCAAGGTGCAGTACATGCCGATGGTCGGCGGCATCCTTAAGAAGATCCGCAACAGTGGCGAGCTGGCCAGCATCGGGGCGCATGTAGTGTATGAGCGCGATCAGTTTGAGTACCAGCTGGGTGATGATGAGCAAATCGCGCACAAGCCGTTCCTCGGCGCAGACCGCGGCCAGCCGATTGCTGCGTATGCAATCGCAAAGACCAAGGACGGCGCAATTTACCGCGAAGTGATGAGCGTGGCAGACGTTGAAAAGGTGCGCGCCGCCAGCAAAGCCCGCGATGCCGGCCCGTGGGTTGATTGGTGGGATGAAATGGCCCGCAAAACTGTTATCCGCCGCCTGGCAAAGAGATTGCCTTCGAGCGCGGATCTTGATCAGGTGCTTGACCATGACAACGAAAACTTTGTGCAAGTTGAGCGCCGCGAGCCGGTCAATGTCACGCCAGCGCCGGAGCAACAGCAATCGCCGCTGTCCAGGCTTAAGGCTTCAATGGGCGAGCCTGAAGCGCCGATAGTCGATATTTTCGAAGCGGTTGAGGTGCCTAATGATCCTAACTAGTCAGGAACTCGCCAGTCGCTGGAAAATGACAGACCAGATCTTGCGGAAGTGGCGCATGGAAAATAAAGGCCCGAGATATTTTAAGCTTGGTGAAGGCGAGAAGGCATCTGTCAGATACCGCATTGAGGACGTGGAAGCATGGGAAAGCCAGCACGATATTGGGGGAAAAAATGAGCCTGAATGACGAAATCAAGCTTGCGATAAACGGTCACGAAAAGGATGGGGGCAAATTGCCACCACCCTCAGACCATATTGTCGATACGCAAGACTGGTGCGAACTCGAAGCCCTGCGCGAGTCCTTGCGTGAGCATATGGCCGAGATTCGTCGGCTGTGCGCTGGGCTTGCGGAGCCAGAGCAGAAGCCGGTGGCGTGGATGCTCATATGTGCTTCTGGCGAGGAAGATGACATTACATACGAAGAGCCATCCGACAGGCTACTTCCGGGCTGGTCGTACAGAGCACTTTACACTCACCCACCCCAGCGCAAGCCGCTGACGGATGAGGAACGGCAGTTACAAAGCGTCAAAAAGTCCTGTTAAACGATGGAGGTGCGCAGAATGCGCGAAGAAAGTGAAATGATTAAAGCCATGAAGCTTGCGCTTGAAGCGTTGGAGTGCATTAACTCCCCATTAAACATGACTGAACTTCGCAGTGTGGGCAGAGCCATTACCGCCCTCCGCGCCGCAATAGACGAGGCATCAATGCAGCGGCTTACGGATGTGCAGCAGGAGATGGAGCAGAAGCCAGTGGCGTGGATTGATAAAGAACGAGGCGCAATCTCTTTCATGAACGGAACGTATGGCCCGAATTGGAAACCAGTCTACACCCACCCACCCCGCCGCGAGTGGAAGGGGCTGACGGATGAGGAGATCGACCGAGTGTGGCGATCTGTTGATTACAAGATTTCCTATGACAACTTCAGACTAGCTATTGCCCGCGCTATCGAAGCCAAGCTGAAGGAGCGCAACACATGAACCGCGAAGATATTATCCGCATGGCGCGGGAAGCTGGAGATGATTGGGAGCACACATTGCCGTCAGACAAGGCTTTTCTTGAACGCTTCGCCGCCCTTGTCGCGGCTGCCGAACAAGAAAAAATAGCCCAAGCATGGGACACATTGCACGATCGATACATGGCCGACCCTTTGCGCCGTCAAATGCTCTTGAGCTATGAGCTGGTAGCCAATCTTATTAGGGGGTGCGCATGACCAACGTCGTGCGATTTACAGGGGGAAAAGATGACTGAAGAAGAGCGCAAGACCTGGAATGACGCAATTGATGCTGTGCTTGAGCTTCTTCGCACGCGCCCGCCACACAGGATGGGAGAGGCTGAATTTATGCGCCGGTTGTTAGCTTTGAAGTTACAGAAAAAGAAATGAGGATCGGGCCTGCTGTTTGTGCAAGCGCAGATAGGCATGTGACTTTTGATCCGGTCGTGAAAGTTAGAATTTACGACCCGGCAGGCCCAGTCACGTTACAGCCAACACTTGAGGCATTGAGGCTTGAGCGGAAAGTAAGAAGCATGCCAACGGTGGCACCGCGGGTTGCGCAGCCAGTGCAAACAGAGGGTTGCAGCGATACAGCTGTTGGATGCTACAAAAACACGATGCATACAATCTCAATGGTTTGCGGTGTCGCGGTGCTTCCATCCTTTGCGTGCGTGGCTTTTGGGCCGCTTTGGTTGATTGCGCCCGCTGTGCTGGCGTCACTTGCAATCACTTGCGTACTG